TGCCATTTAAATCAAATCAATTCGTATAATTATTTATCCCCTCTTCCCACGAATATCTCCGAAGTAAGATGATATATTTGTATAATAAAAGTTTGCAGTAACTCTAGTAATTTGTGAAGTTCCATACGATAAAGGAACTGCATCAACAGCATACGGGAAAACACCATTCATTGCCATTACCAATGGCACTCTAGAGTTTGGTGCATTCGCTCCACGTTCTGTCTTAGCGATACGAAGGATTGCTTGATATTCATCAGGAAATCTCATCCTATTAATTTTATTTTCCGCTCTTGAGTTGGCATAAGTTTTGAAGTTTCTCAACCTAGAAGCATTAGATCCTTCGTTGAATGTAGTATCATTTCTAATAAAATTATACCATGCAACAATAAATTTGTAAGGAGTCATGTTTGCATCACACATCCAGGTCAAACTAAAATCAGTAATCAATCTTGTATGTGGGTAATTAATATTACCAATACCTAAATGCTTTCCGTTGATTTGACCAGTGGCATATTGTAAGTTAGGTAGTTGTGCTTCATCACAAAAAAGATTTATCAACGATCCTGACTCTCCAGTTTCATTGGAACTATTTAAATTGATACCAAATCCCCCAAGAACAGAGTTCAAATCTGTTAGTCCAGAGAAATCAAACTGCACATCATAACCGTTTGTCATGGACATACCACCATTCTTGCTGATGGCTGCCATGAAGTTGCTGATTGATCCTGCCACTCTAAATACTAGTGTCGGTTTATAATATATTTATGGCGTATTCTGGGATCTATAAACCAAAAAATCGTTCTATGTGGGAGAAAAAGTTTATGATCTTCTGTGACACAACCACAAGTATTATTGAGTGGGGGAGTGAAGAAGTGATTGTTCCTTACCGTTGTCCTACTGATGGCAGAGCACATAGATACTTTCCAGATTTCTACATCAAAGTAAAAAATAAAGAAGGTAACATCCAAAAGTATATCATAGAAATCAAACCAAAGAAACAAGTAGAAGGTCCAAACAGAACACCCAAAAGAAAAACTGCTGCGTGGAAGAGAGAAGTATCAACCTTTGTTAAGAATCAAGCAAAGTGGAAAGCAGCACGAGAGTTTTGTGAGGATCGTCAAATGAAATTTCTTATCCTAACAGAAGACCATCTCAAAGTATAATGGCAAAGAAGAATAACCTCAAGCCAAAAGCATACGCTACTAATAATATTGATAGATGGTCCCATCTAAGTGGTCATGAACTTCCTTCGTTGAATGATTACACACGAGATCAATTACGTGGTATAGCATCAAAGTATGAGATCAAAAATGCTTCTCGCATGTCAGCAGAGAAAGTAATCGAAGCGATTGAAAATTCTGAAGGGTATAAAGAAGCAGGTAAGAAGCAAGCACCGAGAAAGATTACGATTTTTGAAACAATAAGACAACAAACTAATGGAGAATCTCAAACTGCTCTATGGTATAGACAGCAACTTGCTAAACTTTCTACAAAGATAAAAGCATTTCCATCTAGGATGACAATCGAACAGAAGATGGATTCTGTACAGAACATTGTGCATCAAGATGAAAATGAAATGAGACGCACTGTGTTTCCAGGACACATGTATTTCTATAAGTATAATGCAATATCAAATGTTCCATACTATGACAAGTTACCTATGGTCTATGTTTTAAAGAGAGCATCTGATCATTTCTATGGTATAAACTTCCATTACCTTGACTACAAGAAAAGAACAATTGCTATCAAGAAATTAGAGCAAGGAATAATTGACGTTCCTCTACATATACTACATAAATATCTCATTAGAGAGTGCAAAGGTTTGTTCCTTGATCTTGCCACTTATGAGTGGGAATCTGCTGCTATGCTACCTGTTGATGACTTCGTATTAAAACTAAAGAATGGTAGAGAACATCCATACGATAATGAATTAGTTTGGGAAGAAACGAATACAAAAACTAAACGTTTAAAAGCATCAGTAAAGAGGATTTAAATGGCATACGAACCAAAAGTTGGTGACTGGTATACAGGAGGCACTGGAGCAAGCGGTTACTATAGATGGAATGGAACCAACTGGCAATGGAATGGTCGCAGCAAACCTTCTGGAACAGCGGTTGATGCTGTTACAAAAGAACCACTAGGAACTTCATCTGGTTCTGCACAAAACTTAGGAACTTTAGCAATACCATCACCAAAAGTAAATGCAAAACAAGATGCAGATAAAGCACTTAGATATCCTTCAAATAGACCAATAAATGGCGATAGTGATTATGTTGTGTTTGAATTTTTTGATTACAAACCTCCTTTCAAGGGTGGCAAATCTACAGGAACAGGAACTCCAAGTTATAAAACATATAATGGCAGTGTAGATAATTTAAATCCAGCAACAGGATTTTCTTCAATACTATTGTATATGCCAGAGGATATTCAATCCCAATTTGGACAGAAGTGGGGAGGCGCTGCATTTGGATCAGTTGCTGCTGGTCTACTACAAGGAACTGCAGGAGAAATTAAACTGGACACAGCATTAGATAGTTTAAATGGAGTAGTAAAAGCAAAAGTTTTTGATACATTAAGACAAGGTATTAATAAAATTGCGGGAGCAAGCATCACAGAGAATCAAATCTTGGGTGGTGTAACTGGAACTATTTTGAATCCAAACACAGAGATGATGTATGATGGTCCTGAGTTAAGAACATTCGAACTTAACTTTAAAATGGTTCCCACTAATAATACCGAAGCACAATCTATAAGAAAAATTTGCAATACATTCAAGAAAGCAATGCTTCCTTCATTTGGAGGAGATGCTGGTTCTTTTGGTGGATCTAGTGATGGCAGTGGACTTGGGGGAGGAAATCTCTTGACTGTTCCTAAAATATGCAGGGTAACTTTCATGAATGGATCAAGTATACATCCATATCTTCCTCAATACAAAGCATGTGCTCTTGCTAATGTAGCAATTAACTTCACTCCTGATGGTTCTTACGCAACCTATTCAGATGGAGCACCAGTTGCAACACAACTTAAATTGTCATTCAAAGAAATGAAGAATATCTTTGCTAGTGAGATAACTTTAGACGGACCTAGTTACTAATGGCATACTTTTCTTACATCCCAGATATAGAATACGATACTAAACCAATTCAGTATCCATTCTCAGAATCAGAATATGTTGTAGCGAAAAATTTCTTCAGGAGATACCAAGTTAATTCTGATGTATTTTCTTATGCTGTATACTTTAAAAAGTATAGCATCATTGAAGGAGAAAAAATTTATCAGGTAGCAGAGAAAGCATATGGAGATCAATTCTTAGATTGGGTTATTATTCTAACGAATAACATAGTAAATGCTCAGTTCGATTGGCCTCTTTCGGAATATGATCTTCGTAAATATTGCGAGAAAAATTACGACGATCCATACGCAACTATTAAATATTATAAAACAATAGATATGCCTAAAGATGATGGTAATCCTATCATCAAACCAGATCTAATTGTAGATGAAACATTTTACAATGGAACTTATAAGTATTGGGATATTAATCAAACGAAATCAATCGCTGGCAGTGCGATTTCAACCCCAGTTACTATCTTTGAATACGAACAAGAGCAAAACGAAAAGAAAAGAGAAATCTTTTTATTGAAACCTGCATACTTAGATCAATTCCTTGATGACTTTAGAAAGACAAACCTTTATCAGAAGTCAAAAGATTATATTAGTTCTACCTTAAAGAAAACAGGGGTATAAAAAAAGGGGGTCATTGACCCCCATCTTTTTTAGCAATTTTTTGGCGGAAAATTTTTTCCTGAATTAAAGGTTTTAAGTTTTGAATTTGGAATCAGTCTTCCTCAGCAAGACGAGCAAAGTAACTCAGTGCATCGTCATCATCACTGCTGTTATTGAACGAGGGAGTGCTGGAAGCAAACACAGGTTCTTTAGTAGGAGCAGCAAACACTTCTTCATCTTCATCTGCTACCTCTTGATCAATGCGACGTTGAGGAACAGAGTTACCAAGAACAAGGTCGTGACGTGCCTGAAGATCTTCATAAGACTTGAACTCAGAAGGAGCAGTGAATGCTTCCAGTGAATACTGTTGCTTCCAGATACGCTCCATCTCATCATCATCAGCACTCAATGCAGAAGGTGCAGTGAATTCAGATGCATCGTAGTTCCAGTAACCAGCAACGGTACGGATCTTCAGTTTGAAGTTAGCACCTTCCCAGAAGTCAAACACATTCACAGGAGTTTCATCTTGGAACTCGGGTTGCATAGCAGCAAGAATCTTGTCGTGGATCTTCTTGCCATACTTATACAGGAACACTTTACCTTCGTTCTCAGGATTGCTGGGATCCTTCATGACATAGATGTTGCTGTAGTAGGACAGTTTACGCTTACGGTTGCGAACAACTTCCTTATCAGATTCATGACCACTATTCCACAGTTTGTTGTTGGCAGCACAGATAGGACACTGATCACCTTTGGAAGTGGGACAGTTTTCAATCAGCCAACCACCTGGACCTTGGAAAGCGTGGTTGTAAATCTTCGCCCAGGGTACGCTCTCACCTTCGGGAGCGGGGAGGAAACGGATAACTGAGTAACCGTTACCAGAAGCGTCAAGCTTGGGCTTCCAGAGTCGATCGTCGGCACCACTAGATGCAGTGCTGGACTTCTCAAGTTCTTTTTGAAGGAACTCGAAGTTGGTCTGGGACTTGCGCTTCAGATCTGCAAAAGACATAGGATTTTCTCGGATAGTTTGGATTTGGCTTGTGTGACTCAGATCACTTAGACATCATACCACAGGCGGAAGGTCGAGTCAACCCCCTTCCGCCTCTAATTTTTCTTTCATCATCTTGACCTTCTCTAAAAGGTCATCAAACATGGCACTGATATTAGCATCAGGTGATGCTCCCATCATAATGATAGCATCACGCATTGATTCTGCCATTTCAATTGCTTCTGGATCGTCACTTAGTTTGAGACGAGCATAAAAAATCTTTTGTTTTTCAATCAATGTCTCCATAACATTGAAATATTCCATCTTCTTTTCAGGAGAAAGAACTGGAAAAGCAACCATTGATCTCATGCAGAACTGTTGCAGTTCTGCCATTTCTTGGATGTCACCACGAACTAATTCGGATTTAAAAAATTCATTCATACTAACATTAGTTTAGCTCTACTTGTCTTCTTAATATAATTAAGTTTCTGGGCATCATACTTTAGTTTTTCTTTCAATGGTTTTGAAATTAGTTTAGGAACAGATTCCAATTCGATTTCATTTGTTTCACAGTAGTGAATAATAGCATCGATGTAGTTCATCGAATTTTCATATGCAATTTGTTCAACTTCCTGCGAGAATTTCGCAGCGGTCATAAATTTATCCTCCAAATTGTTTAGCATGTTTCTCTTGGTACTCCTTGATGTATTCTTGTAACGTAACAAAATATTCCTTCTTGGGAGGCACCACACTGACTTGAGTATCACCGTTTTCACATGACACAATGGTAACTAATTTTTTAACGCCAATGTTATATCGTTCCTGCAACATACAAGCGTATGCACATTCTTGAACATAGTAATCGTAAAGATATTCTTCTTTCTTTGGTTCGGTGGATGTTTTAAAGTCAATGATAGCAAGTTCCCCCTCATATTCTGCAATGCAGTCAACACGACCAGCAATTTGTAAATGATCAGAATAGAGTGCTGCTTCCTGAAGGTAAATATTATTTATACGGTCCAGAATACCTCGTGAGGAATTGAACATAATCCAAGGCAAAGGTTGGTCCTTATACTTTTCAGTATCAAGTTCGTTGTTGAAATAATCTTCAACTAACTTGTGGTATCGAGTGCCACGACCAGCAGCACGATTAGATACTGCTTGTGCTTTCTCTTTACCAACCCTTGCTCTCCATTTAGCAAGTCCTGCTTGCTTCTTTGCATTACCACTGATCACTGTGGTGACTGAAGGATACTTGCCGCCAGATGGTGTAACATAATATCTCTTGCCGTCAATAGTAACAGTATTCATTTCAATGGTATCCAGTCCCACATGATCAAATAGTTTCATTAGAATCCCAAGTTAAGTTTGCTAATAATATAAGACTTGACAAGACCAGAACGAACGATATCTTCGATACCAAATTCTATTAAAGTAAATTCTTCCATGTTGTCAAGAATCTTTTGGAAGTCAACGATACCAGTTCTTTCATTTGATTTCTGTAGGTCCGACTGATTAGCATCACCACAGAACATGATCTTAGTGTCTTCGCCAACACGAGTGATAATAGAATCAAGCTCGTGGAAGTTAAGGTTCTGACATTCATCTACAATAACAATTGCTTTATCCAATGTAGAGCCACGAAGAAAAGAAGTGCTCCAGAATGAAATGGTTTCTTGTGCCTTTAGGTTTTCATACAGCATTTCAAAGCTGTTGTCATCAGGCATCTCGAACATATACTTTACCATATTCTTATAGGGAATTTGATAAAGTGATGACTTATCTTCATGAGTACCAGGAAGGAAACCAATTTCACGAGTAGCAACAAGAGACCGAACGATATAAATTTTTTCGTAAGGAGAGTTTTCATCGAGAACATCTTTCAATGCCAAATAAAGTGCTACGAATGTTTTACCAGTTCCCGCACAACCATAGACAAACAATTGTTGTCCCTTGCCATACTCTTCGAATAGAATACGCTGGTTATCAGTTAGTGGTTCAATGCTTAGAAGGTAGTTTGAATTGATTGGTTTCCTTCTCTTAAGTTGTTTTGCACTCATACCGTTAATGTCTGGTGTAAGTTTCTTTCTTGCTCTTGGCATATGTTTTAATTAATTAGATTACCATTGTACGTTTGAACCAGGAAGTTTGGATACCTTTGACATAATATCACCCCAACCAGGATGAGTTTTATTCATTTTGTTCCTCCAGTCACCAACTTCCCCTACTCCAGCAACACCCGCAGACCAATCTTTATCCCAGTCAGGATTGTCGATCTTCCATTGCTCATACTCTTTCATTGTCATGTAAAGTTCTTGGGTTTCCCCAGTTTCTTTATGTTTAACAGGATATGTAGGCATCAGTTCCACTCCAAAGCTTCAGCAACAGTTGGGAATTGTTCGCAGAAAATCTCTTTACAAGCTTCTGCAATCTGCATGTGTTCCTTTTGAGTTCCGTTTGCAGATCTCAAAGATATATAGTGGATCCAAGAGCGGCAGGATCCTGTCATATAAATTCTGGTAGGAACTGCAAGTGGAAGAACAAATCTTGCACACTCTTTAGCAACACCTTGATTAAGAAGACGATTGTAAAGTTGTTGTGCTTTAGCAAAGTGCTCTTGAATTTCTGCTTCGAGAACAAGTTTGAGATAACCATCAAGATCATCAGTAGAATTCTGACGGTTCTTTGTATCCTGACGACGAAGTTCTGGAACAGGAATATGCTGAGACAAAAGAGTTGTATCAGCATACCGTTGAGAAAATTCTTGAAATGTAAATGAACGGTGACGAAGAATTTGAGCTGCAATACCTCTAGTAGTTTCAATCTCAAGTGTCATCGTTGCCTGTTCAAATACAGACCAGTGATCATGCTTGATGCAATACTTCAACAGTCCCGCTACGTTCGGGTTCTCCTGATTCGCTGGGTTGCTCACCCTCGCTATATATCCCATCGTCTTCTCCGCTTCGGGAGTCACTGAGATCAGTTTCACTGGGCTGCTCGAAGATTGATTGGTCATAAGTGTATCCAAAACCTCGTTGTGCTTTTTCAAGTTGATTAAGT